TCGAGCGGTGGCAGAACTTCACAGGTGAAGAAGCAACCCTTGAGGGTGACGGGTCAACATTCGCCAAGATGAAAGAGGCCAGACATGGCTAAGATGGGGCGTCCGCCGTTTGAACTGAGTGACAAGGACTTCGAGCGTCTGGTCAACATGGCGCGTATCCAGTGTACGCAGGAGGAGGTCTGTCACGTCTTCGGCGTCACGGACAAGACGCTGAACCAGGCGCTAAAGCGTAGGGGCGAGGGGACTTTCTCCGATATATATAAAAGGCACAGCCATGAGGGCCGGGCCAGCCTGCGGCGTTACCAGTGGAAGGCTGCGGAGAACGGCAACCCGACCATGCTGATCTGGCTGGGCAAGCAGATGCTCGGGCAGCGTGACCAGATCGTCCAGGACAACACGTCCAGCGATGGCAGCATGACGCCCGCTGCGCCCCTCTCTGTCGAGGAACTGCGGAAGGAAGTTAAGCGCCGTGGGCTTCGTGATGACATCATCGAAGACTAGCGACGACCTTGAGGCGGCAGAGGATCTATGGGCCGCGCAGTCCCGCGCTAGTTTCTGGTCATTCCGCCAGTACCTGCATCCGAACCTCATCAAGTCGTGGTGGATTAGAGACGCCGCGCGCAGGCTGCAACGCTTTGCCGAGCGCCAGGCGGCGGGGGAGCGCCCGAAGCTGCTGATCACTGCACCGCCGCAGCATGGCAAGAGCATGATGATCACCGACTTCCTCGCATGGTACTGGGGCCACAATCCTGACCGTGCTATCTTCTACGCCTCATTTTCGGAACGCCTCGGCGTCAGGGCAAACCTCACCATGCAGCGGACGCTGGACAACAGGCGGTTTCAGCGGACGTTCCCTGACTTCAAGATACCGAGCCGCAACCCGATGGATCGGGACAACGCAGGCCGGGTCCGCAATGTATCCATGATCGAAACGATGGACGGGGGCGGAGCGTTCCGCAACACGACCGTGCGAGGGGCCATCACCGGCGAGGGGCTGGACCTTGGCGTCCTGGATGATCCCATCAAGGGCCGGGAGGAAGCGCAGTCAATCCGCGTCAGGGACAGGACGTGGGAATGGCTGACGGATGATTTCATGACCAGGTTCGCAGATGACGCCGGGCTGCTAGGCATCACGACGCGCTGGCATGTAGATGACCCGTTCGGGCGGCTTATGGACCGAATGGACGACGTGGAATGCGTCCGGTATCCGGCGCTGGCCGAGCATGACGAGGTTCACCGCAAGGCGGGCGAGCCGCTGTTTCCTGAACACAAGAGCCTCGGCTTTCTGCTCGAGCGCAAGGCAGCGATGACCGCGGCCAACTTCGAGGCGCTGTATCAGCAGAACCCCGTGATCGCCGGGGGCAACATCTTCCAGGAAGATTGGTGGCAGTTCCGCCGGGCCATCCCCGAACTGGAGTATCTGACCGTCTACGGCGACACCGCGCAGAAGAAGGACCAGCGGCACGACTATTCCGTCTTCCAGTTGTGGGGCAAGATGAAGAACGGCGGCTGCATCCTGATCGACCAGGCGCGTGGCAGATGGTCGGCGCCAGAACTGCGGCGCGAGGCAACGGCATTCTGGGACAAGCACAAGGCGCGCAACTACCGGGCGCCCATCCGCGCGTTCAAGGTCGAGGACAAGAGCAGCGGCACCGGGCTGATACAGGAACTGCGGGAGCGCCCTTACAGCCTGCCGATCATCGGCATTCCCCGGAACCGGGACAAGGTGAGCCGGGCGCAGGACGTGTCGCCGCATATCGAGGCGGGGCATGTGTACATCCTTGACCGCCAGCCGTGGCTCGCTGACTTCCTGGCCGAGGCGGCGGCGTTCCCCGATGCGCCACACGATGACCAGATCGATCCCATGATGGATGCGGTGGGCGAGATGCTGGGGATCGCCGGGGCTGGTGGGGCGGAGATCCGCATCAGGTCGCTTTAATTGCTTGCGTGGGGCATGATTGGTTGGCATAGTGGACCCTCACCGGTGCTTCCCAAGCGCCCTTACCAATGACGCCGCCCGGCCATCCGTCTCGGGCGGCGTTTCTCGTTCAGTGTGTTTGATTGATTTCCGCGCCGGAAGCGGGTAGCATGGCGCGGCAATCCGTAACGAGGGCGCAATGGCCATATTCGACTTCCTGCGGCGCGGACCAGCGCCGACAACGCATGACGCCGGATCGCCCATCGAGACCAAGGCCAGCCGCGCGGCCACGCTGGTCAGGCCGGGGCCGGTGGCGAAATGGTCAAGCCGGAACTTCGAGGCCTTCGCCCAAGAGGGATACACCCAGAACTCGGTAACCTATCAGGCGATCAGCCGCATCGGCGAGGCGTTTGCAACAATCGACTTCGAGGCGTGGAAGGGCGAGACGGAACTGGACGCGCATCCGGTGCTGGACTTGCTCAAGCGCCCGAATCCGCGGCAGGGGTGGTTCGAGTTTGCGATGGCCGCAGTCGGTTATCTCAAGCTGGACGGGAACTGCTATATCGAGGGGGCGATTGCAGGCGGCGTTCCCAAGGAACTCTATGCGCTGCGCCCCGACCGGGTGACGGTCCACGCCGGTCCCTATGGCCACGCTGAGAAGTTCGTTTACAGCCTGAACCAGCGCGACATCACGTTCATGGTCGAGGAAGATGGCCGCAGCGAGATCCTGCACCTGCGGGAGTTCAACCCGCTTGACGACTGGATCGGCATGTCTCCCGTCCGGCCCGCCGCCTACGCCATCGACCAGCACAACGAGGCGTCGAAGTGGATCATGGGGCTGCTCCAGAATGGCGCGGTGTCTTCGGGCATCCTGGCGACCGACGCGGACAAGAACCTGACGGACGATCAGTACGCGCGCCTGACCGCAGCGATTGAGAAGCACCATTCCGGCGCGGCCAACGCGGGGCGCCCGATGCTGCTGGAGGGCGGGATGAACTGGCAGTCGCTGGCGTTCTCCCCATCCGACATGGGCGTGGTCGATACCAAGGCGGCGGCGGCTCGGGAGATTTGCGTGACGCTCGGCGTTCCCCCGCAGCTTCTCGGCATCCCCGGCGACAACACCTATAGCAACTACCAGGAAGCGCGGCTGGCCTTCTGGGAGGACACCGTGATCCCGCTGGTGTCGATGTTCACCGACGCCATGAACCGCTGGCTCGCCTACTACTACGACGGCGTCGAACTGCGCCCGAACCTCGACGCGATCCCCGCCATTGCCGAGAAGCGCGCCCAATTCTGGGCTATGGCCAACTTGTCAAACGAGTTGACCGTGGATGAGAAGCGCGAGTTGAAAGGCTACGAGCCTCGGCCCGATGGGCAAGGCGACGTGGTGCTGATCAACTCCGGACAGATCTCGCTGTCCGAGGTGTCGCTTGATCTTGGCGACGACACCGGCTCCGGCGAGGGCGAAGACCCGATGACTGACGCTGAGATCGACGATGAGGTAAAGCAGGTCATGCGGGTGGTCTATGGCAAGACGACTCCTTGACGCTGATCGCCATCGGGAGGCGAGGCGGCAGTCCCGCCTGATGCTGATCATCGAGCGCAGGTATGGCCGCAAGTTCACGGCGGAGATCCGCGCGGCGTCTGTGGCGATGCTCGCCAGCTACGCGCGGTCTGGCGCCATCCCGTCCATCCCTGAAGGCCATGAGCAACGGCTGCTGACGATCTATCGCGACATGGTGGCATTCACCGTGCAGGCGTTTGGCTCGCGCATCCTCGGCCAGGGCAAGGCGATGGGGCGTGATCTGGAGCGCAAGGACTTCCTCGACTACTTCCTGCGGCTGTCGGAGGAATACATCTCGCTGGAGATGATCCGCCGGCGCATCACCAAGGTGTCGGAGACGACGCGCGAGGACATCGTGACCGCGATCAACAGGACGCGGCAGGACGCGGACAGCTTCCCGGCCATTGCAGAGGCGATTGCAAGGGCGGTCCCCAGGATCAGCAAGACGCGGGGGCTGCTGATCGCCCGCACCGAGGTGCATGGCGCGGCCAACTACGGAGCGCATGGCGCGGCGAAGGAGACCGGGCTGGACCTCCAGAAGGAGTGGGTGGCGGTTGAGGATGACCGCACCCGCACGTCGCACAGTTCTATTGATGAGCAGGTCCGCGAACTTGATGAGCCATTCGATGTGGGCGGCGAGCGGCTGATGTATCCCGGCGACCCGAATGGCAGCGCGGGCAACATCATTAATTGCCGTTGCAGCATCTCCCATATCGTCAAGGACTGACCGCCGGATAGTTGCCTCGCAGGAAAATTCTTTTCCTCGGGGGAAAATACGGTTAGGATGCACCCGTAATCGCAGTGGCGGCAGCGGGCGACATGGAAACACTCACATTCAAGATGGACTTGGACCTGAAGAAGGAGCCGGATCAAGACGGCACCTTCGAGGGGTATGGCGCAGTCTTCGGGAATGTGGACAGCGATTCCGACATCATCGCGCCGGGCGCGTTCGCCAAGAGCCTCAGTGTTCGTAAGCCGAAGATGCTCTGGCAGCATGACCCCAACGAGCCGATTGGTATATGGGACGAACTGGCCGAGGACGAACACGGCCTGCGCGTGAAGGGGCGCGTCCTGAAGGACGTGCGGCGCGGTGCCGAGGCGATGGCGCTGTACAAGGCGGGGGCAATCTCCGGCCTGTCCATCGGGTTCCGCACCATCAGCGCGGAGCCGGAGGCGAATGGATCGGTGCGCCGGCTGACCGAGGTTGATCTCTGGGAAATCTCCGCGGTGACGTTCCCCAGCAATCCGAAAGCGAATGTCACGGCTGCGAAGTCGGACACGATCAGAGAGTTTGAGACTGCCCTGCGGGATGCAGGGTTTTCTCGTGCCGAAGCCAAGGCCATCGCGGCTCGTGGTTTCACAGGTCTGCGGGACTGCCGAGAGGGTAGAAGCGCGGATGACGCAGTGGTCGCGAGGCTTCTTGCAAACATCAACCACGCAACGGAGATCATCCGATGAGCGAACATGACCCCACCCTCGTGGATGTCGCGAAGGCGATGGAAGGCCTTCAGGGCGGCTTCGAGGAATTCAAGACCAAGAACGACGAGCGCCTGAAGCAGCTTGAGACGCGCGGCGAAGATCCCATCACTGTCGAGGTGGTCGAGAAGATCAACGCCGACATGACCAAGCAGCAGCAAGTGCTTGACGCGTTTGAGCTGAAGCTGCGCGGCCTGTCCCGGTTCGAACAGACCGCCGACGGCCAGCAGATCGACCTGACCAAGAAGGCTGCCGACTGGCATCGCTTCGAGGCGGGCGGGCGCGGCGGCGAGTGGACCCCGGATCAGATGGACAGCTATCGTGACGTGTTCGTCAAGTGGGTCCGCGCCGGCACCGAGGTTCTGGAGCCGGGCGAGGTCCGTCATCTGAACGAGATGAAGTCCCTGTCCGCCGGCACCAACCCGGACGGCGGCTACGTCGTGACCCCGGACATGTCGGGCCGCACCGTTCAGCGTGTCTACGAGACCTCCCCGATGCGGGCCTATGCCTCCATTCAGGCGATCTCCACGTCCTCGCTGGAGGGCATCCACGACAATGACGAAGCGGCCTATGGCTGGGTCAGCGAGAAGGGCGCCCGGTCCGAGACCGACACGCCGACGCTCGGCAAGTGGAGCATCCCGGTTCACGAAATGTACGCTAACCCGGCGGCGACGCAGGGCATCCTGGATGACGGGATGGTCAACGTCGAAAGCTGGCTCGCCGACAAGGTGGCCGACAAGTTTGCCCGCGCGGAGAATGCGGCGTTCTGCACCGGCACCGGCGTCGGCAAGCCTCGCGGCTTCCTGGATTACGCCGACTGGGCTTCTGCCGGCACCTACGAGCAGGGCGCCATCGAGCAGTTCGACACCGGCGTCAACGGGGGCTTCGCAGCGGCTCCGGCTGGCGGCGATGTGCTGATAACCGCGCTCTATGGCCTCAAGTCGGTCTACCGGGCCAACGCGGTCTGGTTCATGAACCGAGCCACGGCGGCGTTGACGCGCAAGCTGAAGGACAGCGACGGCGCCTACATCTGGACGCCGGGCATCGCGGCTGGTCAGCCGGCCACCCTGCTCGGCTATCCGGTCGCCTCGTTCGAGGACATGCCTGACCCAGCGACGGGTTCGCTGTCCATCGCTGTCGGCGACATGCGGGCGGCCTACCAGATCGTTGATCGGGTCGGCATCCGCACCCTGCGCGATCCGTATTCCAACAAGCCCTACGTGCATTTTTACAGCACGAAGCGGGTTGGCGGCGACGTGATCGACTACGAAGCCCTGAAGGTCATCAACTTCAAGGCGTAACCATCTGCCGGGGGGGCTTCGGCCCTCCCGCTCAACACAAGGAGCATGAGATATGCTTTGTGATGGACTGAATGGAAAGCAGGTGGTTCACCTCGGGAACCTCGCTCTTTCCGGCACGACCCCGGCGGTCTCCAGCTATGCGGACGTGAAGGGCTTCAACAAGGTGACGCTGGTTGTGGTCTCGAACACGATCACCGACGCCGGCACGGCGAGCGGCTACACCGTGACCTTCCAGGACTCGGCGGACACCACGGCGGCGGCTGCGGCCTCTGTTGTGGCGGCTGATGCGGTCAACGACACGCTGACGCTGACGGAAGTCACCGATGGCGACGACAACACCGTGCTGGGCAGCTTCGGCTACCTCGGGACGGATCGCTATGTTGGCGTCTCGGCGGTCGGCACCACCGGCACCGACGCGGACCTGAGCGTGTACGCGATCCTCGAGGACCCGCACACCGCGCCGCCCACCCTGATCGGAACCGCCGTGGCCCGGACCTAGCGGTGAGTTCTGAGGACAGCCGGGCGGTTCCTCCTTTCTGCCCGGCTGTCTTTCAGAGACCATCAGAAAGGACTGACGCATGACCCTGCAAGCGACATTCACCGCCAACCTGAACATGATTCAGAGCGGGGCCAACGCCTTCGCCGACCGCCTGTCTGATGACGTGGCGTTCTCGCAGAAGCTGACCGACGGGACCGGGGCGGGCAACGCCGACCTGCTCTATGTCGCCGAGCGGACCGTGGCCACTGCGACCGATGACGACATCGACCTGGCGGGCGTCCTGTCCGACGTGTTCGGCACGACGCTGACCTTCGCCGAGCTGGTTGGCATCCTCATCATCAACAAGCAGAAGGACGGGACCGCCAACACGACCGACCTGACCATCGGCGGCGGCTCCAACCCCTTCGTCGGCTTCCTCGGCGGCACGACCCCGACTGTCGGCCCGATCAAGCCCGGCGGCATGTTCATGTTGATGTCGCCTGACGCGGCTGGCATCGGCACCGTCACCGCGGGGACCGGCGACATTCTCCGCATCACCAATTCGGCGGGGGCGTCGAACACCTACCAGATCGCAATCGTTGGCAGGAGCGCGTAATGGCCCAGCAGACAGACATCAGCGTTCCGGCGCAGACGTGGACGCAGGTTACTGATGCGGACGTGACCTCGATCACGTTTCAGGTCCGCGCGAATGATGCGGTCTACATCAAGGGGACGACCGGCGCAGTGGCGCCCACTGATACGACCGGGGCGATTGTCTACTGGTCGGGCCAGGGCGAACTTAACAAGAGCCTGTCGGACATGTTCCCCGGCATTGCCGCTGTCCGCGTCTATGCATACTGCGATGGGGTGGCGACCGTTAGCGTCGGGCATGGCTGATGCGCGGCCTTGAATCTCCGATCTTCGGAATGCGGACGCCCTTTACGCAAGGGGCGGACGCTGACGCTGACGCCTACGCCGTCGCTGGCTCCAGCCCCAAACTCGTGGCCGACTTCGACGGGGCCACGGAGTACTACCGCAAGGCGGGGTCCGCGACCACGTTTGACGGGCTGTTCACGCATACGGGGGCGTCCCTCAGGACGATGGTGGACAGCGACGGGGCGCTGACGTGGGCGCCGCATAATCTGATCCCATACTCAGACGACGCAAATAGCTGGCTGAAGTACCTCGTCACTGTTGTGGTGGATCAAGCAACTGGGCCTGACGGCGCGTCCGCTGATTTGATTTATCCTACATCGACACATACCGATGTATGTATTTATCAGGGGAGCCTCCCCGCTGTCAAAAAGAAACATTCTGTCGTCGCGAAGGCTGCGGGTAAGGACTGGCTCTGCATCCTTCAGGAAGACACGACTGGCGGCGGCGTCTGGTTCAACCTATCCACAGGGGTCCAGGGTACAGAGACGGCCAACTGGACCGGCACGATGACCGACCTCGGGGACGGCTGGTATCTCTGCACGGCGGAGGTCAGCACTGGGTTCAATCAGTATACCTGTCTGTCGCCGGTTGACGGCGATGCATCGACGACAAGCACCGCAAACGGGACCGATGGCATTTACGTCGTCAACATGCACTGCCTCCGCAATGACCTCGGCGGCATGGTTAACGTGCCTTCTGACGCCCGCACGTTGGCTGCCTTGAGTTCCTACGTCCCGACGACCTCCGCCGCCGTCCACCTCCCGCGCCGCGGCCACCACATCTACAACGGCTCGACGTGGGCGAACAAAGGCATCTTTCTGGAGAGCGAGGCGCGGACGAACCTTGTCGCTTCCTCCGATGACATGAGTGGCTGGACCACGTCCACGCTAACCGTCACAAAGGATCAGACAGGCGCGGACGGAATCGCGAACAGCGCCAACCGCCTGACCGCGACCGGGGCCAACAGCACCGTCCTGTTGACTGTTACCGCCGCCTCTAATCCGCACGTATTCGGCGCGCTGGTCAAGCGCGTGACCGGGACCGGGGTTATCGAGGTGACGGTCGATGGTGGCACGACGTGGGACGCGGTCACCAGCGACATCAACACCAGCGTATATACGCAAGTTTGCACCGACGCGCAGACTGTGACGAACCCTCAGATCGGGTTCCGCATCGTGACGAGCGGCGATGAGATCGCTGTACAGATCAACCAGCTTGAGCAGACCTCCGGCAAGATATCCTCGCCGATTCCCACCAGCGGTTCCACCGTCACCCGCGCTGCTGAGACCCTCACGGTCCCTGCTGCTAATCTGCCCTACGACGCGACGAACATGAGCATCGCGATGAAGGGGACGACGACTTATGCGGATGAGGGCGCAGGGGCGCAGCAGACGTGGATGCGGTGGCGCGCCGACGGGAGCAATTACCTCTCTCTTGATCTGGACACTGATGCGGCGGCTACGGGTGAGGTGAACGCCAACCAGAAGGCGGCGACCGCGCCGCTTGATACGGTCGTCGCCGGAGCCGAGTACAGCCCTGGCATAAATGTAGCGTTCAACATCGCGTCGCGTAACACGGCAGGCGCAATCAACGTCGCCAAGGATGGCACAGCCGCGACGGAAGACACGACACCCACCAGCCTTCCCGATCTGTCCGCAACCGATCTTGATCTTGGTTACGATTTCATGGGAACCATCGAACAGTTCCTCATGTGGGACGCCGACCTGGGCGACGCTGGCATAGAGGAGGCCACGTCATGAGGTGGCTGGCGATCCCCCTGATCCTTGTCGCTGCTGAAAGACAACCAGCATGATTGACCTAGTGCTATGGGCCAACGACAAGGCCACCTTCCACACCTTCGCCATCACCAACAATATGATGGTCAGTGGCGGCGACGGGGGATACACCACGCGCGAGGGCTTCGAGTATTCGTGGTGGGCTGGCTCGGGCAAGCTGATGACGGCCAAGGGGACTTACGATGGAGAGGGGGCCGAGATCACCCCGCCGACATTCCTGCCCGGCTTCGTGGCTCTCTGCCGCATCCATAGCAGCTTCTTTGGCGATGACGTTCTGGTCCCTGACGAGGCCAACCCCGACGCTGCGGAGCAGTGGGCGCATTCCAAGTTCTCCCGCTACGTTAAGAACAACGGTGCGCCCGGTACGGATAGCGGGGTCAGCTATTACGAATTGGACGGCGTTCGGCTGTTCCGCTATGCTGATTTGCAGGCCAAGATTGCCGAATGGGACGTTCCTGGCCATGAGTGGCTCGGCGGGAATGTAGGCTAAGGAGATCGCGATGACTGTCACGGCGAAGATCACGGCGAAGGACGGCTATCGCTGCGCGCCGCGCGGATCAACCATCGAGACGATCCCCTTTGGGGAGATCGTCACCGGGCAGATTGCCGAATGGGCGCTGGCCGACAAGGCTGCATCACGCATGGTGAAGAAGGGACCGGCGCCAGAGAACAAGGCGCGGCGTCCTCGCGAAACGAAGGCCGGCAAATGACGACTGTCACGGTCAAGCAGGGCGACACCAGCCCGATCATCCAAAACACGCTGACCGACGCTGACGGGAACGCGGTGGACGTGACCGGGGCGACGATCCGCTTCCACATGTTCGACCGGCGCACTGGCGAGGAATCGATTGACGCAGCGGGCGCCATCGTCACGGCGACCAGCGGGATCGTCAAATACACATGGCAGGCCGGCGACACTGCGACTGTGGGCGCGTACAATTACGAATGGGAAGTGACCTATTCCGACGCGACGGTCGGCACATTCCCGACGAGCGGATACAACCTCGTCATCATCGAGGATGATTTGGCATGAGCCTGAACCCGCCAGAAGACCGCTTCCAGCACCGCGCCAACGTGGTTGTCACTGCGCCCGCCCTGGAGCCTGTCACGCTCCATGACGTGAAGCTGCAAGCCAGGATCAGCGACGACGCAGAAGACAGCCTGGCCGTGGACGCGATCACCGAGGCGCGCGAGATGGTCGAGGATTATCTGGGCTGCTCGCTGATCAACACGACGTGGAAGGTGACCTTTGACAATTGGCCCGGCGGTGATCGGGATCAGTGGTGGAGCGGGACGCGCGACGGCCATATCCGAGAACTCCACGCGCCCGGCAGCCGCAGCGTGGTCATTCCTCGCTGGCCGCTATCATCAATCACCAGCGTGACGACCTATGATGAGGGGAGCAACTCCACTGCTGTTACTGTTGCTAATGTTTTCGACACCGACACCGCCTCCACTCCCGGTCGCCTTGCCTTGCAGTCAGGATCAACTTGGCCGGTGGCGCTGCGCCCGACAAACGCCATCGAGATCGTCTATGTCGCGGGATATGGCGCCAGCGCCGCGGACGTGCCTGCCCCGCTACGTCGGGCGATCAGGAACATCGCGGCGTATCTGATCACGCATCGGGGCGACTGCGAGGGGCCGGAGGATATCTTCACCGGGTCTGGCGCCCGTCACATTCTCCAGCAATATCGCGTGGTGCGGCTCTGATGGTCAATTGCTGCGACATCAACGCCGGGATGCTGCGGGAGCCGATCAGCATCCAGCGCTCCACCAAGGTCTCGGACGGCGCGGGCGGCTACACCGAGACATGGGCCGCGCCTTCCGGGTCGCCGACAAGGGCGGGCGTCAAGGCGTCTGGCGGGTCGGAGCGATGGGCCAGCGAGAGGACGGAGGCGGTGGCGACGTGGAAATTCACGATGCGTTACTGGTCGGGGCTGCTGGAGAGTGACCGGATCGTCATGCGATCCATCGCCTACAACATCACGCATATTGACAACGTGGAGTTCGCAGATCGCTGGATGGTGGTCACGGCAACGCGCGGGGTGGCGACGTGAGCCGCACCGAGTTGAGGCTGGAGGGCGGGCCTGAACTTGAGCGCGCGCTGAAGGAGCTGACGCCGGAGATGGAGCGCGAGATCGAGAAGGCGCTGGACAAGACCGGGCTGACGCTGCGGGGCGACATCATCAAGCGATACCAGCGCGGCCCGGCGACGGGTGAGCCGCGTTCCGGTAAGGGCAGGGCCGGGGCCAGCCGCGCATCCGCACCAGGCGAAGCGCCGATGACGGATAGCGGCGACCTTGTGCGCGGCACGGTTTACAACCGCGTCCCGGGGGAGCTTGCCGTCGAGGTCGAGAACACTACGAAGACCAAGGATGGGCGACATTTCTACGGCTTCATTCTGGAGTTCGGTTCGCGGGATGGCCGGATAAAGGAGCGCCCGGCATGGCGCCCGGCCATCGAGAAGATCCGCCCGCGTTTCGTCGGGTGGATTGAGGACGCGATAAAGAAGGCGATCCGATGAGACAGCACAACATTCATCAGGCGGTTTACACCAAGTTGAGCGGCGATGCCGCGCTGGCCGCGCTGGCGACCGGCGGCATTCACGCGGACAAGGCGCAGCCGACGGATGCAGGCGACGCCACGGCGTTTCCCTATGTCACATTCGGGCGCAACGTCACCTCGCCTTGGGACAGCAAGACGAACTTCGGCGGGCAGCTTTCCATGCAGATTGACGCATGGTCTCGGTCGAACAACTATCTTGAAGTGGAGCAGATCGCGGATCGCATCCACGCGCTGTTGCACCATACCAAGCTGGACATTGACGACTGCGAACACGTCATGACGACGTGCGAGAGCGTGACCGTGACGCCCGATGTGGACGGCCACACCAAGCGCGCGCTGATGCTGTACCGCGTGGTGGTTTACGGCCTGCGGTAGCGTCTCAAGTTGCCTGACATGAAAATTCTTTTCCTCGGGTGCAAAACCCGCTAGGATGCACGTGCATGTGGCGCACTCAGGAAAGGGCCTCGAACCATGGCAGATACAGGACGCTCGCTGCTGATCAAGAAGGGCGGAACGGCCATCGCCGGCGCCCAGGAAAACGGCATCAGCATCGACAATTCCCCCGTCGACATCTCCGACATCGCGTCGGGCGGCTATCGCGAACTGGCGGACTTCGCCGGCAACCGTAAGCTGGATATGAACGTCAGCGGCATCTGGGACGACAAGGTCATGCGCGACGCCGCGCTGACCAGCACCCAGTCGGCGCTTCTGCTGACCGACATCACGCTGGACTTCGCGGACGGCGGCGACATCTCGGGCAACTTCTTCCTCGCCAGCTATGATGAGACCGGCGCCCATGACGGCGCTGTGACCTTCACCGCCACGCTCCAGTCGTCCGGTGCGTGGACCTACAACACGGCTGTGTAATGGCCCAGCGCATCGAACTTGAGTGGAAGGGCAAAAGCTACGTAATCCGCGAGGAACAGGCTTTCGCTCTGGGGGAGGAACTTGAGGACATCGTGACCATCACCGAACTGGCGGCGATGGGCGACAAGCCGAAGTTTTACAAGCTGTCTCGCGCCTATGCGGCAATCATCACCTTCGCCGGGGGTCACGCGACGCCTGCCGAGGTTCATGGCGCCATCATGGACGGGGTGAAGGCTGGCGAAAGCGCGGGGGCCGATGTCGTCATGACGGTGGTCAATACGCTGATATCCATCCTGATGGACGGTGCGCCGGATGGGGACGATGCGGAAGCCGGGGGGACTGACCCAAACCGGGACGCCCCTTCGTCCGTGACTGCTATGTCCGGGCAGTCGGCAGCTTAGGCGTTGCGCCATCGGAGTTCTGGCGGATGAGACCCCGCCATTTCTGGTGGCTGCACCTGGCGGCGGAGGGGCGACAGAGGCGGGCGGGACGTTCCAAAGCCCCGCTGACGAAGAGGCAGGCCACGGCGCTTAAAAACTGGATGGATCGGGCGAATGCTTCCGCAGCTAAAACTTAAGATCGGGGCCGACACCAAGGACGCTGAAAAGGGTCTTGAGCGCACCAGCGACAAGTTGAGCCGCACCGCCCGCGCCGCGGATAAATCACGAAGGGCAATGAGGCGTCTTGGCCCTGCCCTTAAAAGGGTTGGGCAGATTGCAGCGGCGGCGGCAGCGGCTGCGGCGGCTGCGTCCGGGCTGCTGTTGAAGTCCAGCCTTGCAAACATCGACGCACAGGCCAAGCTGGCGCGAACGCTCAACACCACGGTCGCGTCCATGCAGACGCTTGAGCGGGCGGCTGAACTTCAGGGCGTCAGCTTTGAGCAGCTTTCGGTCGGCCTCCGCGACTTCTTCCGCCGCACGTCGCAGGCGGCGGCTGCGGGCAAGGGGCCGGTGGTCGATGCGTTCAAGGCGATCAAGACAAACATCAGCGAGCTGAACGCGCTGCCGCTGGACGAGCGGGTGGCGCTGGTCAACGAGCGGCTGCGGGAGTTCGTGCCGGCGGCGCAGCGCGCGGCTGTCGCGGGGCAGCTATTCGGCGAAAAGGCGTCGCTGCTGCTGACCCGCCTTGATGCGGATACGATCAGTCAGGCGAATGACGAACTGCGCGAGTTGGGCGT